CCGCTTCTGGATTATTATAGATATCTATTAAATCTTGATCTTCTCTCCCGCTCCAGAATTCTGTTGCTGCTTCTTTTTGTTGTACAGTCATTGGTGGTCTGGCTATTTCGTCTAGCTGATGAGGAGGAAGCTCTGCGTCTTCTATATCTATTTCAATATTAAGTTCTCTAGCTAAGTGCTGAAGGTTGCTTATTGTGTCTGGAGAAAGACCAGCTACTTGGATATTAGCTTCTGGCTTAAGTTTCATAGAAGTAGTATCTAGTCCTAATTTTTGTGCAACAGACTTAAAAGCAGCCACACCAATTTCCATCATCTCATCCATTTCTTTTTCATCCAAAGCACCTATTGCTTCAATAGCTTTCAATCTATCTTCAGCTTTGTTTGGATCACCACCAGTATCAGCAATAAGAGTATCTACCATGTTACCAGCAATAACATTTCTAAACATAGCATTTTCTTGATCAGCTGTTAATGATCTTCCGTTTTGATCTAGCTGTGTAAGAATACCATGAGTCACAGCAATAGCTGCTTCTCTAGGATTAAGAACTACTTTCTCTCCTGTTTCCTCATCAACAGGAAGTCTTTCTTGGGTAGCTGCAATAATATGATGGATGTTTAGTTTCTTATCATCAGGCAAATGGTTTTGAATTTGAGTTACCATTCCCTGAAGAGTAGCAGGAACACCATCTGTTCCTCCAGTTATGCTATTCCAGTTTTCATGAGTAAGAGCCATCATGATCTTACCAGTCATAATAGCAGACTGTTGGTCTTGGGTCATAAAACTAAACCCTTCTTCTGCTGGTGCAAATACTTCATTAATCATTACTCGAACTTCAGGAGAGATATCTAATTTATCATAGACAGTGGCTAATCCTCCTGTACGCATTTTAACAACAGGCATGGCTAGACCTGTACCAAACACGGTTCTAAAAGCAGGACCGGCTACAGTCTGTCCTACGCCTTCACTGATGACTTCTTCCCAGAACCTACCGTTATCCCATGTTCTTTCTGAGAGCATGTTCTGTGCCCCGTACAGTCCTCCTTCAACAGTACCAACAGCAAAGTCTAATCCTCTTTTTTGCCACCACATTTTGCTGGTTGGGATAAGTACTTCTCTCCAAGTCTGTCCTGTAATTTGAGAACCAAAAGCTTTTTTAAATCCTCCTGATACAATAGTATGAGGAAGGTTACTTGGTGTCCACCCAGTAATATATGAAGCCCTGTCTTGAAACCGTTTCATAGTCTTATTAAAATCTACAATAGCTTCAAGCCGGTCTTGAAAATTATCAGCAGTCCTATAAGCTTGGTATAATTTTCTACCTCTTAAGCCTATACTAGCAGCTGCTGATGTACCCCAAGTTGCTACAGCTAGTGCTGATTCCCCTACCATATCAACAGACTTAAATGTATTAATAGCAAAAGAACCTACAAATCGAGCGGAGTTTCCTGCTGATGTTCCTTCTCTTTGGATTCTGCTTAAAGTAGTGCCAATTCTTTGCATTGTTAGAGCTTCATTAATTTGAAACCTAAAGTCCCATTTGTTTTTTGTTTCTAAAAGTTCTTCACTACTTAAACCAATTCGATCTAAGTGTCCTAAGATTCCGGGGTGTTCTTCTGCAAACACTTTGAGAACGTTTTCAGCATCCCAGTTTTCATCTTTTCTTGAAAAGAAAAAGTTTTTAGCAGTCATTCTTTTATAATCAAAACTAAATCCTAATCCTTCTGTTGAAAGTGCAGCAGGAATATTATTAAAAACTGCGTTATCACCTAAAGTTGGAATAGCATTGACAATAACATTATCAGATAATGACCACCTATCAGGATCTAGCGGATTAAACCTAGCGTAGCTGCTGTGATCTTGAGTGTAGAATGCAATTGCTTCTGCTTCATTAGCAGTTATAGCAAAAGCATTATTTGTTTTTTCTGATAACGGACCCCAAAAATTATTACCGCCAGTAATTAATCTTGTTGTCCAATAACGAGCTTCGGTTTCAATACCAATTAAACCTAGTTCATTCTCTGGTCCATAAGCTCCTCGTGCCGAGGCATCCCAATAAGTTAGAGTGTTATCAAGAACCATGTCACCAGTTTCCCATGAAATCATAGGACCACTATATCCGTTTTGGCTTTGGTTAGCTATTTCTTCTGGCGTAATCCCTGCAAACCCTCTGATCTCTGCAAGATCTTCACTCCATTGTTTGTTTTGGATTTGTTCTGCTCGCCTAAAATGAGAGATACCTTTTGCCCTCATTGCTGCTTGATTATTCATAGGTTTATTATAGATATTATAAGCTTTGACATCATCCCAAAACTTTCCTAACTCAGGAAGAGATTCCATTTCTCTTTTGTTTCTTCTAAGATCCAATTGTTCTTTAAGTTTTTTTTGGTTCTCTAAAGCATATGCATTTTGTTCAGCAACCACTGGATCCCAGTTATCTAAATATCCCATTACTTGCTCCTCATTTTATTGTGGTTGTTTGAATATTCAATGTATTGGTCCATCCACGCAGAAGAATCTTTTGTAACTGGTTCTCCATAGTTACGACTCATTGAATACTTCCAACTATATGTAGGTGTCATTCTGGCTTTTGTTCCGGGTGGAAGAGGATCTAAAGTATATGAATAAGTAGGATATCTTTGGTCCCTAGACCATTGTTGTTTCTCTCCCATCATACCCTGCCAACCCAGATTAATATTAATTTTTTCTGATTCATTTGGAAACAAGGATGGAGGAATATGTAAAGCATCATAGAGTTTATAGTCACCGCCCATAACTTGAAGACTTACATGTCCATCATCGTTGTAACCGTCAATAGAAATCCTAGGAACAAATGACTTGTTATTTTCTCTTTGTTCTTTAGTTGCTCCTAATGTTAGTGTAGGCATGTTTCCTGAGCTAACTGCATTAATGAATGTAGGTAGTCCTGTTTCAACTCCTACCCTATCAGAAATTAAATCGAAGAATGCACCTGTTGTTATATTTAATTGAGCTAGTTCAGCTAAAGCTGTATCTTGTTCAGCAGTAAGTGTGTTTTGTATAGCTTGTTTAGCCATCTCATATCTAGCTATTTGACCAGCTTCGTTTGTTGGTGTATGAAGTAACACTTGCACAGCTAATGATTCATTAGGATCTCTAAGTAGCCGTTGCTGAGGATCATCTAGTCCACCTAGCGTATAACCTGACATAGGTCTTAATAAGTCTCCATATCTTGGATCTAAATTTTCTCTCATTACCAATGCTCCTTTTTCATTTGGAGCCATAACACCACTTGCAGAGCCAATAGAGTTTAACCCTAAGCCAGTACTTTGATCAGAAAGAAGACTTGCCATTGCTATTCTACTTGTTGGTGACCTGCCTCCTATGCCGCCAGAATCTGTATTATCTTTAAGGTTTGTTCTTCTTCGCATTTCGTAAAAACCTGCCTGAGCCATATTAGTAGTAGTGCCTGCTCCTCCACCTTGCATTGGGAATGCATTAACAGCTCCTTGAAAAGTATTTTCATAAGCTACAATAGCATCAATCCACATTTCTCTAAAGTGCGAATACTTAGCAAGCTCACCGTAGGTGTCATCATATCCAGTTATGATCGCGTATTCGCTTTCTCCTCCTCCTAACAACATTCCTTCATATGTAGTCCAACCAAGGTTTTGTCCTTTTGCTACAGCAGTTGCTGAGCTGTCTCCCCATTGGCTGTTATTATCTTCAAAAGGATATCCCTCAAACTCATCACCAACGTTGTGAATTTTACGAGCTTCTAAGAGATCTGTAAACACTGGTGAAGATAGAATTGCTCCAGCTGTAGACATCTCTCCTGTAGCCGGGTCTCTAATAGGGTATGAAGCAGGGATAGCAGAGAGGAAACCTTGTGCGCTGTTTTCTGGTGATACGCCCCCAATTGGGATTCCTTCTGAATGAGCTTGTGCATAATAAAGATCCAATGCATCACCTAATTCAGGGTTGTCAGAATTCGATAGCTTACCCGCACTTTGGTTTCTTTGAAACATGGCAGTTGAAACACTCATCGTTGGGTTATTGCGCAGGTAGCCGGGATCATCGTTAACAAGACCTAGAGAATAATCTATTTCCCCAGTAGATGTACCTATGTGGGCAGCTTCTTGAACCGCAGCAAACAATACAGCTACGTTTTCCTTCCACTCTGCAATAATATTTTCTGGGGGCTGTGCCCAGATGGCATCAGAAAGATTATATAAAGCTTGAAGAGAATATTTTGAAAAAGTATCGTCTGCATTAGATGCGTGACCAATAAGGTTATCAAGGATTCCACCTGTTCGTGCAGTAAAGTGAATTAATTGGCTCTGCGGTTTTCCTGTTTCGTCATGCCAGTGTAGTGTATCAGATTCTCCTGAAGGAGTATACCCAAACTGCCTCATTTCATTAAGCATATATGTTAATCCAGCTGCGGCAGCTTTTCCTTTAGGGGAATCTACTCCAGAATTACCTATTTCTACTTGTAATTGTTTTATTGCAGCAACAACTGGCTGAACTAGATTCGCATCCCAACCGCTCATTAAGCCTACGCCACTATACTCTACATACAAAGGTAACAAAGCATGGTCTACAGCTGTTTCAAACTCAGGATTAATTACACCCTCATCACTAACAATACTTGTAATCCCACGGCCTCCAGCTCTGTTGGTTAAGAAAGATGATAAGCGTTCTTCTGGTGGTCTATCTAAAGAAAGCCCACGTTTTCCTTGGGTAGCTAACATCATTGTTCTTTCTAATCTTGAATAAGCTGATTGTCTTTTTAAGACTTCTTGGAATTGAGTATCAAGTGTAGCTATGCTTTCTACAGCCTTCTTTTTATCTGTGTCGCTGTATCCGGGGCTATTAACTATGGTCTGAAGTTTTTCTCTATTGCTAGAATATCCAGAGTATCTATCGTACCACCCGCTAAACGATGTATCTTCTCCATCTTCTTGAGTGCTTGTAGCTAAGGCATCTTTTTCCATAGCCATTGCTAGGCCATAAGAATATGCTTGCCATCGGGAGTTAATTTCTCTTGCAGCAGCAGCATTTGCTGTTCCGCTTTCTTGGTCTGGGTCTTCTACAGATCCTAATAACAAACCACTAACATGACCCGCAACATTACTTGTTTTTAGTTGCCCATCAGATCTTGGAAGACCCGCAGCATCAGCAATCCTATTTGTATCAATGTTATTAATAAGATTATGCGTCTTATTCATTGCTTTTTCTAATCTTCTTTGTGTATCATCTTTAAGTCTTCTAGTAAAGGCAGCTTCAGAGGGCCATTTAGGAGGAATAACATTACCCTTTTCATCTCTTTCTGTTCTTGCTCCCATTATCTTTAGTACATTTTCTCGTGATGTATCCATATCACCTGTCATGCCTCTATAAAAATTAACAAGATCAGTCTCAATTAGCGAAGGGTTGCCTACAATGCTACCGGGTGGGTAGGATGCTATAGCGTTATCAAATGCAACTGAGATCCTTGTTTGGTTTGCATCAGAAGCAAACTGCAATCGCCTTTCTGCGTTGTACTCAGAAGATAACCACCTAGCACCGTCTTCATTAATCTTTCCTGTAGCTGCATCGTACCCAGAAGCGTCTCCCATCCCCCCATACAGAACAGCTTTGCCCGCTTCGGTAAGAGTCCTGCCTTTAACACCTTTAGGGTTTCTAAATCTTGTATCTTTGTCTGTTGTTAAGTTAGAAAAACGCATACCGATTGCAAGATCAATTGGGTTATCATCTCTAATAGACTTACTTATCTCTTGCCAATTAGCTGATAAAGATCCAACTTGATCTGTAATTATCATTGACTGTTCGTCTGAAATAAATCTTCTTTGTCCTGCTGCATTGGATTGATTAAAAAATGCTTGTGGTGGGTGTGTTGCAGCAGCAATTTCGTCTTCTAAACTACCATCTGAATCTGCTACTTGTTGTTTTAAGATCATAGTCTGAGATCGTCTTCTTGCTTCTGCTTCTCTAATTTTATCTCGACGAATATTCTCAGCTTCTTTTAAACTAACGCCATTTAAAAACTTATTGATTACCTTGTCTTTTGTTTTTTTAGCAATAGAGTTTGAATCTTCAGTTACGATAGTGCTTAAGTAACTATCTAAAACACCCCTTACAAAATCAGTTCTAGCTCCAGCATTTCCTTGGATATTAGCCATAGTTTCTGCGGTAATTTGAGCAGTCAAAGCATTACCTTCGGGAGTGTTAAAAAGTATACTAAAATCTTTATCACCTGTTAAAAACTCCATCATTGCCACTGCTTGTTGATCTGGTGTAAGGCCCATTGCTGGATCAAGAATCCTAGAAAACTCATCGTGAAGAATTCTTCCGTTCTCAGCCATTGCAGTTTCTAAGGCATCAACAAAAGCTTCTTGGTTATATGCATTAGCTTGTAAAGACCAGTTGCTTTCCTGTTGTTGGAGGTTAAGAGCAATGTCTTCCATTTGTTCAGGGCTATTTTCAATTCTTTTCTTTAATTGTTTTTGTAACTCTTGAACTTCTGGATCGTTTTGCATATCCTGTCTGGTTTGAGAAGGATCCCCTTGGTTTTCTAGCATATATTTTGATCTAATCTGATCAATTCTTTGAAGATCCTCAACAGCCTCTGCTCTTGTAGCTTTGTTATTAGCATTCCAATAAGCTTGTGTTTGATCTGCTACACGTTTTTTAATAGTGGGATCTTTAAATGTATGAGGCTCGATTAGCCCTGTCCATTTTCTTTCTAACCATTTCATTTTTTGTTCTGAATCAGCCAGATTATACTCATCAGTAACAGGAGCAGAAGACTTTGGAGATACTTCAAATCCTTGTTCGTTTTTAAACGTTGGTCCAGCAGGCCCAGTGATATATTCTATGCCTTCATTCTTTGCAGTGGCTTCTGCCATAGAAGCTTCAATCTCTTTTAATCTATCTGCTTCTTCTGCCCTCAAGAGATTTTCTCTTACTTGTTCTCCTTGTTCTTGAGGAATACCCTCAGCAAGAAGACCAGCATTCATTGTAATGTCTCCGGCGTTTTTAGAAATTTTAGCTAATTCTGCAAACATTACTGCATCGGCATCAACGGCAGCAGCTTGGAATTGCCTACCTAATCGGATTTGTCCTCCAGAAACCTGTCCGGGTTGGCCTTTAGCTGAAAAGGATTCCGGTGCAACTTGGGTATTGGGATTAACTGGTTCTGGATTCATCCATCCGGGGTTGATTGGCATTTAGTATCTCCTTAATTACGCTGGGCCTAGGCCCGCACTTACGCCTGAAGTATATCCGCCCAGCCCTTGAGCTGCGCCACTAACGATACCACCAATAAGCGGCATTACAGTATCTTCCATCTCAGGTTTAGCAGCCGAACCCATTTGATTTGGAATAAACACATTGTTAGTCATACGTGACATCATGGAAGATGTCTGTCGGTTAATATTTCTAATAGACTGTTGTTCGTTTTCTTCAATCTGCATTGTATTATCTAAAGCATTAAGAGTTGATGCCATAAGCATTGCTCTTTGTGTGCCTCCGCCTGCCATGTTAGCTGTGATGGCACCTTTTGCTTGCATAGTAGATCTATTAAGAGCGTTGTTTTGAAATCTTGTTTGCTTTTGTAATGCTACAAGTGATTCATCTTGGAACATATAGGCTGATCTCATAATAGCACGATTGCGTTCAGCTTGCTTCATCTCTTGGTGTACAGCTTGGAACATTTGTCTTCCGTTCTCTACGCCCTTTTGTAATTCGCCCTCCACCCAAGCCTGTGTGTTAGCTCTGTTACGAGCGGCTGCTGCATTAGATGCAGAGATACCACCCATTACTCCAGCAGCTACACCAGCAACAGCTAATCCTGCTAATACGCCCATTAGTTCTCTCCTTTTATAAAATTAAATATCTCATCTAATCTTTCTGTTAGTTCTTCTGTGTATACAATTTTAATTGCAGAAGATGGTTTTGATTTAAGCCAGTTAAAAATATTTATAGTATGCGCTTGTAGTACAGAGTCAGCAGTTAAGTTTGTTTTAACACCAAGTTGTTCTTCTTCTAATGTTAATGTACGAAGAATGCTTTCTCTTTGAGCAGCTTTGTTTTTTCTTTCGATAAACAAAACTCTTTTGACTAAGTGTGATGGGGTTTGTAATAATACATGACTCCATAACTTTAATAATCTACCTTTGTATTTGTCCGTATGGATACCGTTGTTTACTTCCAATGGATCTACTTCCCAATAGCCATCAGGATTTTGTTGTTCTACATGTACCCACGGAATAAATTTATTGTCAGCTGCAATAGGGATATTTTGTTTAATGGCTTCTTGAAGAATATAAGAAGTGCCTACCCTAGGTCCAATGCCTGTTATACCAATCATTACCACCCCCACTGATTACGTTTAGATTTTTTCTTAGGGGTTTCTTTTATTGCACCACTGTGTGCTACATAATTACCTGCCCTAAAATCATTAGCCCACTCCTTAACTTCTTCTTCCCAGTTACTTTGCTTCCGCATCTCAACCGCCTTGTCAGTACTTAGTACCATAAGATCTTTATAGAACTCTACTGCTGAAGCTAATGCATCAACTCTATCGTCATGCTTAAGGCATCCTCTTTCGTCTGTAAGGCGTGTCAATTGCATTTGGTTCTTCTCATCCTTAGCTACACGACGGTCCCAACAGAGGCGATGCTGAGCCATCACAGGCTCTAGCGTAGAAAGCATTCTAGTTTCTTTGCGGCCTGATACCCTGAACTCTTCAATACCTACTCTACCACAGGTTTCTAGTAATACAGGTGTAATAACTTTAGAGAAGAGACCATCACCAAAGTTAGATTCAATACGTACAAGATTGATGTTATACTCAACGCACATTTTAGCAATCTTATTAAGCGTTACGTCACTGTAACCACCGTCCCACCCTGTCAGTTCGTGGATATAGATCATACCACCCGCTGAAGAGGCTACACATACAGCTGTTTCGTCTGCACCACGGCCTGATGGATCAATAACCATATGCCTATGTTGGTAATCTAAGTATTCTTGAGAAACAAACATAGGTTCCATGATCATATCACCTGATAATCCCCAGCTAGGCATCTTTTTATTAGAGTTTTGTCCTTGCCATACAATTTTTTCAGGTGCTGAGCTAACATCTACGTCTATTACAACAAGATCAGACAGCTTTAATGGATATTTATCTGCATCAGACAGGGTAGTGTCTAGCATATACTGCAAAGCAAACGCTTTTGGTCCAATCTTAGCTTTTCTTTCTAGCAACATCTCTTTATCAAACCGTTCAGGCTGTGTAGAATCACCTGCTTCGTAGTTTAGTTCCCAAATCCAGTCAGCAATGTCTTCAGACTCACCCGGAAGTGAGATATCTGGCATCATAGCTGGATATTTTACAATTGGGTAAGATGATTTTAATGTTGTGTAGATAGATTCAGCAGAGTGAGGCGTACCTAGGAACAAAACCCTAGATCCTTTGTTTCTTACGGACTCTAGTTCTGTCAGCTTATGCAAAAGATTCTCTCTTGCTTCAACAGTTTGTGTATTGGTAGAAATTTCTACATCGTCACAGATAACTAGGTCAGAGTGTAGCCCTGTAATTTGTGAAGTAGAACCACGAGCTGTACAAGACATGTCCTGAGTAAAGGTTGTCCGTACATTGTGGTTAAAGCCAAGAGCTGAGTCTTTAGTATGCTCATTAGGGATCATGTGGTTGCAATAAGGTACAACACTAAGGATCTTTCTAGTCTGAGATACGAACTCAATAGCTTTCTGTTGAGTTGCTGATAGAACAAGCACGGTTTTGTCTGGGTGAACCAGCATAAACCAAGAGGCAAACATAGCCGTGAGGGTAGACTTACCCGTACCACGGCCAGCTGCCAAGATAAAATCATTTGGTCCCTCTTGAAGTTGTCTTGCAATCTCATATTGCATTGGGGTTGGTTCACCTAGCCCCAGATACTTCATACAAAAATATACATGATTACGAAAATCATTTAAGACCTCTTCAGTTGGAATCATATGTCACCTACTAGTAAGTTGCTTCTTTGATTTTAAATGGTGCGGACTGAGCCATAGCTTCCTTCACTTTTTGCAGTGCTTCACTAGGAATGCTATCAGCTTCTTCTCTATTGTCATTAACAATACCCCGTACCACTGTGTATAGACCGGGAGTACACTTGTCGGGATCCATGAGATCCCGAGCAAGCGCATCCAGTAACATTTCATTTAGTTGTTTTACTTTACTCACTTGGAAATCATTTCCTTAATCTTGGAGATTGGAATAATACAACCGCCAATGTAACCTGCTAGTGCCATTAGGCCAGCAAACCAAAGACTTCCTAGGAAACCACTAATACTTGCTAAAATCATTTAGACTCCTTTGTTTGTTTTTTGTATGCAGCATTGAAATCCTTATCGGTTGCCCTCATGACTGCCACCGCTTCTCGATAAGTAGTCTCTTTGTTTGGATCTTGTGCTTGCAATAGTAACTTTGCCGACTCCTTTTTAGGAGTTGGAATAAACGAACTGAATGTTCTCATTAATGCTTTGATCGGATAACCTAATCCTAAATACCAAAGAATAACAAAAACTCCAATAACAGATGTACTAATAAAACCCCATTTAATTAAGCCAGCCCACCAAGGGACACTATCTTCAACATTGGGAATTTCTTGGATCACCTCCTCGGCTAGACTTACGATGTAGGCTTGTTCCTTGGATCCCTCACTGGCTTCAACTTGAATTTTATTCACATCAACATACCCGGTTACTCGGGCTTCTTCATTAATACTATCAAAACGGCCCTGACTGCTGTGTGCGGTGCGTGCAATCTCCATAGTATTGTTACTAATTTTTTCTACGCTTGAGCAGCTAACGCCTAGACTCAAGACTGTCAAGCCTAATACGTAAGCCTTCAATTCTTTCCTCCAGTCTTGCATCAGTAGCTGCGAACTCTAATTGAGAACCAACTAAATCTCTAGCAATTTCTTTAAGTTCAGTTAACTCAGAATGATTATATTCAATTTTTGCTTGGCTTTCTCCTAGCCTAATAAAAACTCCTGCCAATCCTATTGCTAGGACAAGGATCTGTAGTACCTGTAACACAGGATTTAAACTATCTTTTTTCATCACCTTCTCCTTTATCTTAACCACTCGGTGGCACTATTAAAGACACCTCCTGCTACTGTTGTACAATCACACGGAGAAGCGGCATACAATGCTTTTGCTCTGGTTTCACACGTCCCACCATTGTCTGCATAGCCTTCGTAATACGCTTCAGAGAACGCTGCACAAATACATTCACAATTCCATCCGGGGTGTCCTTCGCCCCATTGTTCTGGAGCTGTATAACACCAATCAAACTGATCCCAGAATGATTCTATAGCACATCCAATAGCAATACCACCACCATTACAACCATCGCCAACTTCTGCATCAGGGGTATGGAAAGCTCCGGGGTGATACTCCCACCAATTACCACAGAACGGTGAAGTTTCAGCACAAGCTTGACATTGATAGCCTTGATCGTTAGAGCAATTGCTCCAAATGATATTAGCTGCGGAGTTACTGTAAGTTGCCCAATCAGATTCAGACCAATCTTGGTTTGCTTCTGTCATTCTAATCATATACACACTAGTAGGCTGGGCCGTAGGTGTACAACACATGTTAGAATTATTAGCATAGAGAAGAGTGGTTCCGCCTGTAGTTCGCCAATCGTCATTACCACTCTCACCGCAAGGACAAGGGTTACTAGCATGACCATAATGATTTGTGTTAGTCCAACCGGGATCATCAGGATCGCTGCTGTCAAATCCGCTACTAGTATCATAAGCTGGTGATATTGTACAAGGGCACCAAGGACCGGGAGATAAAATATCACCGCCCCATGCATGACCTACCCCATAAGGGAACCCATCCATTGAAGACCAGTCTTTATTAAATTGAAGTAATTTAAATTCATAAGATGCATCAGGTGCTAAGTATTGATTTGCAGTTGGGTTAGGATCAAATCCACTTTCCCATGAATAGACACCAGCACCAATTAAATCTTGTCTGCCTGTAGTACCAGACCATCCTTCGCTTCCTATTGAAGTACCCCAACACCATTTGTTAGTTGGCATACCAGAAGAAGAGATAGAATCAAAACCAACTAATGCGGTTCCACCCGGAGGGAAATTAGGATCACATTTATCTAGTGGTACATTCCAAAAGAAATATTTTGGTAGATTAAATGCAGCTTTTTCTGGTGTAAGTCTTCCATATCCACTACAAACATCTGAATAAGTAGTTGGGATAGTATCAAGAACCATACCAATAAACTTATCTTGAGTAGCATCATTACTATCTGAAGCATTCCATTCTAATCCTGTACCATTTACATACTTCCATGCCTTAGGTTGAATCCAAAATTCTTTTATTACTGGTTCTGGGGTCTGCCAATTAGAAACTTCATTAAGAAATGGGTTTCCACTGTGGTGATATTTACCAAAACAAGATGTTCTGTATCTTACAAATAAAAATACTTGACCATCACCATCCCATGTGTGCCATCTATCAGAAGCAACTGATCCATTAGATTCAGCAAAGAAGTTAGCGTCGTCCGCATCTCCATTATAGTTTGCAGCAAAATCGTAAGCCGATCCAGTACCGTTTGTCTTGTTAGCTACTAAGGCTACAATAATTTCTTTGTGTGTTGAATATTCGTCAGCAACGTCCTTGTCTTTGTTACATGGAAAGTTTCTAAGCCAAATAGAAGCATTAGAGTTTTGACCACAATATGCTCTATTGTTAGTAGTACCATATTCTACACTAGTATTCCAATTAGTATTAGTAATAACGACCCACTTAGCCGTTCTATCTGCTGGAGAACCAGAGTTATCTAGTTTAACATGAGGCACAGTATCTATATTGTTTACAGAAGTGTACGATCCTCGATTGAAATCTACATCACTCCTAAATTGAATAGGTTTAATAAGATCTGAAAAACCATCTGTTCCTCTCATATTAAAATAACCTAAGATATCTCCTGTTTGCTGACAAGAGTTTGGTAGATTAAAAGAAAGTAATTGGTTCTCTACTCCCTTGTTTCCTTGGGACTCAAACTCAAAATACTCTAAGGTATTTGATAGCCTATTAATATTGAGTGCCCTATCTATGTCAATAGATTGGACATCTTCTATTTCTTCTACTTCTTGATCCCACACTATAGCATTTGTAGCAGAATCCCACCCACCTGATTTGTCTATAGAATTTATAGTAGCTGGACGAACCCAAATTCTTTCAATAAAATTACTAGCAGACTCAGTTAGACTGTTAATGTTAGGTACTCTTCTAATAATTGTACCCCATGAACCCCACTCTAATTTATTAAGGGGGTATTCTCCACCATCGTTTGTTGCACTTGCTCCGGGTTGAAGCCATTTATATCTTGTATATTCTGTTGCAAAACTTTGTGGGTCTTGTCCATAATTTGTAAAGAACCACAATGCTTTGTTCAGTCCTTCTCCCTTTTCAATTAACTCAGGCAAAGCAACAGAAGATCCTCCTGTATACCACTGAGGATAATCAGAAGTGCCGGGATTATTAAACTGACACCATTCACAATAGTGATCTTGTCTCCAGATAGCTCCGTCTTGGGGGTTATCAGCACCGGGAAGATGAGGGTAAACTTGAACTGGCGTACCAGTAAGATCTCTAATCCAAATTTCACCAATTTCATGAGCAGTTCCGCTAAAATCTCTAGCCCACACGCCATCGACCTCTACAGGATTGCCGCTGTTGTCTCTAATCCATAGTCTGTTTTCATCTTCTGTACCCATTACGTCCTCTTTCTAAAAATAATTTGATTAGGAGGACCGGACTCGTCTGTAGGATTTGCAGTGGCTTCAATCACTTTAAAATATGGTACAGACTGTGCGCTTGTTTCTCCGGGGTATCTATAGTTATCATTAGATCCGTTGCTTCCATTATAAGTTAAAGCTAACTGTCCCTTTACTACAGGTTTTTCTCTATCAACAGCACCTACCATGTAAGGATGAATAGCATCAGACTCATTACCACTAGCAGGAGATGTACCATCAATCTTAGTAGTGGCGTGGTTGGGTTCTGCGTGGTCTAACATGTTAGCTGTTGTAGTTGCAGACACCCCAGTAATAAACCCACCAGAAACTACAACGCTAGCCATTTGAAATGTACCGTCTGTATCTAAATCAACATCTACTTTTCTAACTGCGTGTTTGTTTGAAGTTGGTGCATCGTTTACAATAAGTTTTTGAAAGTTAGACGCAGTTTCGCTTGAGCTAATTACTGTTCCTGATGTAGTAACATTACCATTGGAAGCAATGCCCCAGTTTGTAGCCGATACAACATTACTTTCCATAGCTAATGTACCATCACAATTAATACCACCATTAAACTCTGCCTCTTGTGTAAACGTAGCTGTACCTGTAACAGTAACAGCATCACCTGATGCATTACCTAGAGTAGTATCTCCATTGACTACAAGGTTCCCTGATAAAGTTAAGTTAGCTACAGTAAACGTACCTTCTACGTCTAAGTCCCTAGCCCAAACTTTTCTCCATCGTTTACCACTAGCACCTAGATATAATCCATCACTTCCATCTGTTGAGTCTGCACTAGGTTCTAGGTTTCCTGATACAGTCAAGGCTGCTGTGGTTGCAGCACCAGAGATAGTAAGTGTTTCAGCACTAACGTTAACAGGAGTAATGGTTGTAGAAGAGCCATCATTACTTTTTACATAAATAATAGCGTCTGCATCAGTAGCTCCTTGAACTGTAAGCGTTCCTACATCTGTAGAAGATAACGTACCTAAGGTAAATGTTGCAGTGTCTCCACTATAAGCCCAAGTAGATTTTCCACCAGTAGAACTTAAGGAAGTAATGAATGTACCTTCAGTCTTAGCAATAAAGTCTCCAGCAAAATCACCAGCTGAACAACCACAGCCACCACTGGCTGCTGAAACAATTTCAATTAAGTCAATATTCTGTGCCATTAGTTTTCTCCTTAGGTGGGTTCCTTGTGTGGTCTAGCGGGTAAGACATATACAGTAGTAGCTGATACTGCAAGACCAACAGGGTCTACAAGTGCGCCAGCTGACGTAGGTCTGGTCTGTGTAATGCCGCCAGTTCCACTAAGCCAACAATAGTTTCCTACTTCTAAGCTTGAGAAACCACCAACAGATCCAGAGAAAATGACATTAAATGATTGACTGCCATCGCTTCCAGTCTTATCATCAATCATACCAATAGATAATTTAGAGGGATCAGATGCTACAGATTTGGTCCACAACCCTGAGCTATTATCTAAATAAACAACATCACGATCACTAAGAGTTGTGTTAGATCCTGTGATAGCAAGGGACAATCTGTTTGTTGCTGGGATACTTCCTGTTTCTTTAGAGATAACTCCGTTAGCATCCGCTGAAAGATATGTAGCATTAGCT